CGATTAAATCCTTTAAAGAAAACTCGGTTAGCCTGAATAGCGTTAATAGCAATGTTAATAATATCAATAGCATCGCCTGGTGGCTTACCAAAATATCTGGCGGGATCTGCAAGACATAAAAGCAAATGCACCATATATGCACAAGCAATAGTAGATGTATAGTCTTTTCCAGAACCCTTGCCCAGCTGCAGGATTACTTCATTACATGTTTGTTTCCAAATCTTTTCGCCTTCAACTTCACCATATATATTGTGTAATGTTTCACGTTTGTAGATTTGAGTGGATGCTTTAATCATTGTATATTGTAATTCAGACAATGGCGGAAGGCCCAAATACTTTTTATCTGTTACAAATTGCTCCAAAGTTGCTGGAGTTTCATCAAATTCATCACCTTGTAATGCATCTAAAAATACATTAAAATCAGTCACTTATTACAACTGCCTCTACTTGCCCAGTGACTTCTGACAATCTTCTTGATACTTCCCACTTGCAATGTTCACAAGATGAAGTTACATCTCTAAGAATACTGATAAGGACTTCTTGCTTTCTTTCTGATTCTAGAATTTGATCAGCCATATCATTGTTCTCCAAGACTCCCGCCTTGTTTAACATATCAATTCTTTTAGCTTCAATATCAGCAATAAGTTTAAGAGATTGGGCTTTTACATTTAATGCATCTTGCATATCTGCTTGCTCTACTGTACGCCATGCTTCTTTAATAAGCATATTGTAATGCTCATCTGCTCCCGCCAAAGCTTCTCTAGCACGGGCTTTGATAGCACTGTTATCTTGAACAAGTTCTTTCCAAGTTTGAATATGACTATCAACTTGAACACGAGTCAAATCAAGTGTACGTGCAATTGAAGCAGGAGTGCTACCTTTTAGCAACTCCTCAACAACTTTATTCATCTGGTCAAATTTGCCAGCTACTTCTAACTCGTTATCTGCCATTATCGGTTTTATAGAAACCTGATCCTTTGAACTGAATCCCCGCAGGGGTATAAACTCTTGTCATATTATAACCACAGCTTGGACATGGCGGGATTACTTCTGGATCAGAAAATGATCTAGTTATTTCCTCTGTTCTATCACACTCAATACAAGTGTAGTCATATTTTGGCATACTTAATTATACTCCTTCATACCCATTCTTGTCAATGGCAACTTTAAGTAAGATTAAATAACCAATCAAATCATCAATATCATTATCGCCAGCAAAGCCCTGATTATTTTTAATTCTATTAAGCTTGTCATCAATTCTAACTTTGATCTGCTCAATACTATCTGATTGTGCAAAGATTCTGTTTGGAGAAATGGCAGAATCTCCGTATGATATATTCTTATCAATAAGCATTCTTGCTACGTCCATACACTTATTTAAAATTCTATAGCCAGACGGTGCATTTACTGCATGAAGATATAAATCATCATAAACTTTAGACACTAAAGTTCCTCTCTATATAACATTTTAAGACCGTTTACAGTACCAATGTCTAGGTACTTACCTTTGGCGACTACCGCCTTTACATCTTTTCCTTCATTAACCCAGTCCATTATCTGCACACCTGGATTTGGCAATTCTTCGTCAATATAAACATTTTGTATTGACATTGCTCCCCACATATAAGGATACTCACAATCTTTATCCTTGTCAAGAGCATCAATAACATTACCAAATTCATTAAACTTAATTTGACCTACCCGCCCCATTAAATCTTTGTGACAATCAAAAGCTGCCAAAGTGACATCTGCTTTTGATTCAGCTAACTGTCTATAGAATTCTCCATCTGATCCTGGCATATAGGTATCAGGCATACCAATTATATATTTAGATTCTGGGTTTACCATCATCTTTAACAATGCATCAGACATTGTTGATGGCTCAATCTCATAAACAACAGCTTCGGGTGGAAGGTCCATTTGGTTTACAATTGGAAGCCATGTTTTTCTTGTAGATATTTTAACAATATCGCATACCTTTAACATTTGCTCCACATGCCATTGAAGCATGTTTTGATTATCTGTTAATGGTAAACAAAACTTTGGAATCCCGCCAAGTCTTGAAGCACTACCCGAAGCTGGTAGTAATCCTATTATAGCTGCCAATTTTGAGCCCGTCTACGATCAATATTCCATCCACCATTTACTACAAAATTTTCTGCTTTTTTAAGATTAAAATACATCTCATTATTTACAAATGTTTCATGATTTCTTTTAAGAAGATCTGGGTTGCTATTAATAGTTTGTGAAGGTCCCAAGGGTGCGTTTACTTCTATAGAACCATTGACATATCCATCTTTAATTGAAGAACGCATCATTCTTTCATAGTAATCATTATCTTCAAAGTAAATTGGGTAATAGTATTCATCAAATAATCCTACATTTCTTACAACATCTTCACCAATTGTAAATGCACTCCAGCCTTCCGTGGTCATAACAAGCTTGCCTTTATCACTAGCATTATGAAGTTGCTCAAGAGATCCTGGAATCCAATGTGTGTCTGCGGAGGAATACATCCAATATTCTTTAAATGGATAAAGCTTAATACCTAAATTCCATGAACCTGACATTCCTAAATTGGACGGGAGATTAAGAACTCTTACATTCAAATCTGCTCTCTTAGGAACATAGTCTTCCTTACCATTATTTATAATTATAATTTCTTCTATTGGATAATCAATTGTATTTAGATTTTCATCCAACAAATCATATCTATTTAATACTGGTATTATCAATACTGGTATCACTACTTAGTCCACTTTCTAGGTTTCTTAATCAAATCAAATCTTTCTAACGCCCGCTGAATTGTCATATGAGAGCATTTAGCTTCCATAGCCATTTGAAGAACAGTTTTCTTTTCGGTAACATATCTTTTCATTACCCACTCTTTGCTCTCCCAAAGTTTTGTACTTTTAGCCATTATACCTCCTCACACAACTTCATTAACTGCATACCATGCTATCCCCGCCGCATCAGCGACATTATCATTTTCAGTGTCAACGCCCAATGTTCTCGCAAAGTCAATCGTCCTAGACTTTCTAATGTCTCTGATTTTTGCCTTGTACCAGTTTTCAGACTTTCCTGGAAATTCATCTTTAACCGCCTGCTTTTCAGCTTTTGTAAAATTTTTGTTGCCTAAGTAAGATTGCCAGGTTATGGGATGAACTTCAACAACCTGAACATTATCACTAAGTAACTCTCCCATTATAGCACCGAATACGTATGCCATCTTCATTCCCGTTGCAACTGATCTTACAGAAATGGCAGCTTCTATTACAACAAAATCAGTGTCAAGTTCGTTTTTAAAAGCTTTCATCTTACGTTTTGCGTCAAGTATTCTTTCATAGACATCAGAACCTTCAAATGTGATTTCTCCCCATTTAACAGGTTTCTTTTCAGACATTAAGCAAAAGGCGATGCTATTTGTGCTGGCATCTATCCCCAAAACTTTATGTGCAGTTGGACGAACTAATTTAGCCAGAGACACGTTTTACCATTTCTACAAGCTGTTTTCGCTCTTCTTCTTTTTTAGCACTTACGCACTTATCACATATATTAGTTTCATTATATCTACTAAGGATTACGTTACAGCCTTTTGATTTACAAATTCTTTGCTTGCCCGCTAGCCTAGCTTTTTTGTCATAATATGCTTGCTTTAATTTTGCATTAGTTGCAGTACGACAGCATTCATCAGAACAATATTTTTGATTGTGTGTTTTAGGTGTAAAATCTTTACCGCACTCTTCGTAAGCACATATCATTTTTCAAGCACCAAAGGTTCTATATAAACTTCACCTAAATCTTTTTTATCTGCCCAGCAAACTTTCTTGACAGGGCATCCCTTACATGCCCACTGCGATTTAGTAAATGTTCTTTCTGGCAAAGTTCCAGCTTCATAGGCAGCATATACTTTACGCATCCAATCCCAAACTCCATTAATCAAGTCTGTATTCTTTTCATCCATATTAATTGGTATAACAAGAAAACTGTTGTCATTTTTATTCTCATAAAAAAAGAAACCTTGCTCTGCCCCACGGATTTTCATGTAATGCAAAAGCTGAACTTTATGATATGGAAGACCTTGCATCTCTGCTTGTCTGATATCAAAAATTTCTTGCTTGGCAGATTTTACTTCACCAATTACTTCTTTGCCATTCCATTCTATAATTGTGTCTGCAAATCCTCTAATTGGCGGATCATCGTGGGTAATTTCAACTTCATTTGCTTTGAAGACTGCTGTTTTAGCAAAGTTTTTCTGTATCCGATCATGGACATACGTACCATTATCCATATTAGAGACGCCCATAGCATCGGTTTCATTTTCAAACTCAGCACCAGTAAAAGCAATGAACCAATATCTAGGACAGTTACCGTTACCATAGCCAACAGAACTAGGAGCAAAAGTTTTCTTTTGGGTAAATTCATTTGGTCTTTTTTCACTTAATACTGCCTCCTCATACATTTCTGCAAATTTAATTGGATCAAAACCATCTGGCACAACCATCTTTTGAAACTTTAGGTTTGCTATTAGCTCTCTACCCATTTATCTTTGCCATTCTACTCCATTTTAAAACCATATCATTCCATTCTTTTATAGTCATGGTGCTTTTAGCTTTATTACAAACAAAACAAC